ACAGCTAACAAATACATACCCCCAAATAAGGCAACGGCACTAAGCACAATGACAGCAATTGTCAGCGCTGCTTCTGCACGTTTCTGACGTTCTAACTGGCGCTGTGCTTCAGCTGCTTTGCGCTCTTGCCGTATTTCTTTACGGATGTTCTGCAATTCTTGGTAGCTGGATAGCCCTCTAGAATTTACGATTAGTTCGCGTAAATTTTCTTCAGCGTCACGCGCTGCCATAGCGTCAAAGTAGGTTGCTAATCCTTCTTCATTTGACCCAGCAAATATGCTGTTTTTCTTCTTAGCATGTTTAGCTTTCGCATCATCTACACCGTCAAAAAAACTAACAATTTCATTCTTCATTGCATAAAGTTGTTTGCCAGCTTTTATACCGCCTGAGATTGTCGCAAGCGTAGCTGATACAGCTGTGATTGGATCAACCATTTTAAATAACTTGGATTAAAACCGTAGTCAGCATCACCATAATTGCACCGCTAGCACCTATGATAATACTTTGAATTAATTTTATACGCCCGTACAAATCCTTATGTTGTAATTTCACAATTGTTGAAAGTTCTAGTAAGCTCATAGAAAGTTCATCTATACGCTTGTGAGCGCTTGATACTGTGCGTTTATCATCCATCATGCTAACTCTGGTGTGATTTCAATTGCTATAGAACCGTCATTTGGAAACGTCTCTATGCCACCGCCCGTATAAGTTACTTGAAACTCAGCTTGAAAGCTGCCAGCTGTAGAAGTATCCCCAGTTTGCCAAGCGTATTTAACTGATCCAGCATCTTCATTAACAATCGTAGCTGCTGCTGTGACACTAGCCGCACTAGCGCCAATTCTACGCATATGAAAGCGTACAGTTGCTGCTGTTAAATCAATCGGATTACCTGACCCGTCTTTTAAAATCGCCCCAATTTGCGGAGACGTGTCATTTTGCTTAATGTTAAATGCCATTTTACACCTTAAAAACTGTTGCTGAATTTCTTGTCGCAGCAGTGTTTACTACTGCGCTGTTTTTACTTGAGGAAGTGAAGTCTACAACTAACGGTATACCAGCATCAAAAATAATGATCGGTATTACTGGAGCACCTGTAATCACATTGTTGAAACTGAGGACTTGATTTCTGACTACGGTGAAAGAACCAGTTGTGGGAGAGCCAGTTACAACATCTATAAATGTAAATTCATTAGCTATCGCTAGACTGAAAGAACCAGTTGTGGGAGCGCCAGTAGAAACATTGTTAAATGTAAAGCTATGGTTTTGAGTAAGACTAAAACTTGCAATCTCAGGAGCGCCAGAAGCAACAGAACTAAATACAAAGCTTTCTTCTTCAGCTGCTGCAAAGCTTGCAATTGCTGGAGAGCCAGTGACTACATCGTTAAATGTAAAGTTGTGAGTTTGTGTTACAGATAAGTTAGCTACATCTGGAGCACCAGACGTAACATTTGAAACGCTAATAGCACCAGACTGAAGCGCAATAAAATTATTTATTACTGGCGCACCAGTTGTTACACCATTGAAAGTAAAGTTGTGAGTTTGTGTTACAGATAAGTTATCAAGCGCTGGTGAGCCAGTTACAACATTGTCAAAAGAGAATGTTTCATCTTCAGCTGCTGCAAAGCTTGCAACTACTGGAGCGCCTGTTACTACAGCGTCGAAAGTAAATGAGTGAGTTTGATTTAGTGCATAGTTAGCAATTGTAGGTAGGCCAGCTGTGACATTTCCAAGAGCTAATATCTGCGCTTGCGTTAGTATTAAATTGTCAACAAGTGGAGCGCCTGAGTAGACGTTTTGAGATACTAATGTTTCACGCTCTGCACAGTTAAAATTCGATACAATTGGAGCACCAGTTACAACATTACTAAATGTAAAGCTGTGATTTTGTGTCAGCGTAAAAGCTGAAATACTTGGTGGTGCTGTTGCAATGTTGAGAGTGATAAGACCGTGTGTCTGCGTAAGCGCTACGTTGTCTATTTGTGGAGAGCCAAGAGCAACGCCACTAAATGTAATAGCACTTGAAATGCCTACAGCAGAATTTTCTACAACTGGAGCACCAGTTACAACATCGCTAAATGTAAAGTTGTGGACTACAGTTACAGAAAAATTGTCTACTGCTGGAGCACCTGTAACAATACTACTTGGTGTAATATTGGCAACATTTACAATTACATCATCTGCAATAGGGGCTGATGCAATTGGCGCGAAACCAAACATGGTTTATGACCTAGCTTCTACCCAAGCGTTAACCATTGCCGTGACTTCTGCATTAGTCATGTTTGACATTGTGCCGTCATCAGCGGATTTTTGAAACTTATTAGCAGCGTGCATTGCTAAAACTCTTGTATTCAATTCTGTCGGAGTCATAGTCGTAACTGTATCAGGCACGTAATACTCTCTGTCAGCTTCATCTGGAGACCAACCTATTTTAGTATTTGTAGCATCATCTTGGAAATAACCACCGTCTTCTATCCACTCTGGCGTTCTCATTCCACCAGCGGTCATGTGCATTTTATATTCTATAATCATTTTTTTGACTCCTTAGATTTTTCAAGTTGCAGCATATAGTCTGTATTTAAAAAGTCTGACTTTCCAAATATTCTCTTAGCGGTCACATCAGCATTTTTAAAATACTTGTCAGCCATTTTATCTAGAAATTCTTCCAGATCATTACTGTGCAAATTCTCTAGTTTTGCAATTCTATCAGCCGTAACTTTTATGTAGCCACTAACCTCAGTAAGTGCGAGTTGTGGATGAACTCCATATTGTTGCATATACTCAATCGTTGCTGTGGAAGCTCTGCCACCGTCCATTAGGTTACGATACATAAGCTCAAAGCCTCGACGAACATGATGCCGCTTTTCTTCTCTTTCAAAAGCCACCTCATCCCACTCGTCAATGCCGTAATTCTCTTTTATGTTTTCATAGCTATCTATAAGAGTTGCAATGTCTTTGATTGAGCCATTAATCTTGTTTTCCATTTGAATTAAACTATGGCGTTTTTGTCTTAGCTTTGCTTCACTAACTGCATCGCTTGAACCTTCTAACTCCATAATCTCCATACGAACTTCAGCATGAGAAACCTGCGCTTCATTTAATGCGTTTTCTCGCTTCTCTACTTCAGCTGTTATTTGTCGCAACATTCGATATGGCGAGTGACCATTAAGCATAGTCAGCGTCATCATGTTTAATGTTGTTTGGCTGTTGTTACGATCAAATGCCCTAGTTGCTTTTGCAATCTCTGGCAACTTCTCAGCGACTTTTGCAGCCGCAACTTGATTAATATTTTTACTTGCCTCTACTGGCAAAGAAAAGGTTATCGGTTTTGTAATTACGTTTGTCATTCTTTTTTCCTAAGAAGCATTTCCTGAGTTAGCGCAACAGTCTATACTATCTCCTAAAAGATCGCCAAAGTCTGTAGCATTGCTTGGGGTTGCTATTGTTACATATTGAATAGTGTTGGACACATTAGCACCTCCACCAGCAGAAACAGTCATCCTTTCTTGATTACAACAAGATGTATGACCGTTATTTGCGGCATCTAGATCGCCAAAGTCAGTTGCGTTACTAGGGGTGGCAACAGTAATGTACTCGATAGTGTTCACATTAGTACCTGCACTTTGACCACCTGCAAATACACCATAAGTTATGTTTGCACTCCCACAAAAATTTTGCCGTGTCGAGGTTAAATCTCCAAAGTCTGAACCATTTGCAGAAGTATCATAGGTAATTTTTTCTATTGTGTTTACTGTAGCACTTGAGGAGTTTGTAGATGTACCACCGGCCTTAATAAAAGTTGTTTTATCTGATAAGCCACAAGGAGTTATTACTGCAACACTCATAGTATAGCCAAAATCTGTTGCATTACCTGCTGTTGCTATTGTTACTTTATCAATAATAGAAGGGCTGAAAATAAGGTTGTTACTACCATCTCTATAACGTGTGAGGTTCATAAGACCAATTGTTCCATTAGAACCTGCTGCAAAATTCTCAATTGTATGAGTCAAATCGCCAAAGTCTGCTGCACTACCAGTTGTTGCAAAGGTAATGTGGTTAAGGGTTACACTTTCCCCTATGCCATAAATGCCACGCGTTATATTTGATAAATTACCGTTTTGATAACTTCTACCATTAGATAATAAATCGCCAAAGTCTACTGCATTTCCTGCTGTTGGGATTGCAAAATAGTCCAAACTACTTTGAGCTAAACCTCCTGTGGTATAACCTCTGTGATGTACTCCCCTATCGCCACCATTACTTAGAGTAACGTTTACTGAAATACTTTTAAACTCACCATTCATATATTGATAAATAACTTTGTTAGTACTGTCGTACCAAATATCCCCTGCGCTTGGAGAAGAGGGCTCTGTACCGCTTGAAGTGTAGGCTTGCTCAATAGAGTTACCGCCAATCTTTAGCTTATTAGGAAAGTCTACATTTGAGCCGCTATTATCAATCGTGTTTACTTTTATTGTACTCATTTTATTCTCCTAAGTTCCACTGGCTGAGTCACCACTTTGCGTCTGGTCTAATAAGTTACCAAAATCAGCGGCATTTCCTAAAGTATTAATATCTACATATTCAATCTCTTCCGCACTGTGAGGCGCACCAGTGAGCTGACCCCCAGAAATACAAGCTCTACCTGCTATATTTGCACACATACTTGTATCGTATTTTACAACGGAGAGATCACCAAAGTCAGTTGCGTTACCTGCTGTGCCAATGGTGATGTATGATAATTCATTCACAGAAGCATAAACATTTGTTCCTTTGTGTATAAGTCCACGAACATTTTCGCTTGTTCCTGATCCGTAATAAGCAGTTGTATTTAAGTCTCCAAAGTCCGTTGCGTTAGCAGCAGTTGCAATTCCAACTTGATCTATGACGTTTGTAGTTTGTGGTGATCCACTTCCCATACCACCAAAGAATATACCATTAGTGCCGTTTGATATATTACCACCTATATAATTCCTAGCTACTGTAAGATCACCATGATCAGTTGCATTTGATGCAGAAGAAGTTGTAAACCTATCTATTGAATTTGACCTACTAGCTTGTCTGTCACTAGCAGCAGCAAGGGCAATAGTTCCGTCACAATTACCTGCTCCATAAGCTGAGTTTTCTATAAGATCACCATGATCAGTTGCGTTGCCTGTTGTTGCAACAACAATCGCGTCAATGTGCTTATAACTGTGTGGTACGCCTCCCATAGTAAAGGCTCTTGTTCCATCGCTTGTTGCCGAATGGTGTCTATTAGCAATAGTAAGATCACCGAAGTCAGTAGCATTCCCTGTGCTTGCCATAGACCAATATTGAATGACATTCATAACCGCGCCAGTGGTTCTTCCATAACCACCCATATATAAGCCCCTATCACCACCATCAACTAATGTTGCTGCATTGCTGTGAGTGATCTGCTTAAACGCACCGTCAGCATAAATATAATATTTATCGTTTGCTGTGTCGTACCAAGTGTCACCGTTTGCAGGTGACGATGGTTCTGTACCTGACGCTGTATAAGCTTTACCGATTAAGCCGCTATCTGAGCCGCCTATATTCACCCCGTATGTAAAATTAGGAGCGCCAGTACCTGCACGATCTGTAATTTTTTTTGTATCAAATTCTGACATTATTTTTCTCCTAAGAAGCGTTCCCTGATGCAGAACCCCTGTGTTCACTATTTACTGTGCAATCACCAAAATCTGTAGCGTTCCCTGCTGTTGCAGTAGAGAACCTCTCAATATTGTCTGATAGCGTGCCATTAATACTAGAGGCTACAACACAAGCATAAGTTCCATCGCAACAAGCATCGCAACCATAAATATCTGTAGCCAGATCACCGAAGTCGGTAGCATTGCCAAGGGTTTGTATAGTGACTTGATGTATTTCACCTTTCATACTTTGGCTATGACCTGCAATATGAAAACCAGTAACCGAATCCGCTGTTGCCCCTGTGTATGAAACGCCACTATAAATTGTATCCCCAAAGTCTGTTGCATTGCCTGTTGTCTGTATGGTGATGTATTCAATCACATTGGTGTTTTGACCGCCAAAAGTTAGACCTCGTGTTGCGTCAGCACATGAGGATCTGTAAGCTTTTGAAACTGTCTGATTACCAAAATTTGTAGCATTACCCGTTGTGGCTATAGTGATGTATTCCATCTTGTCACTATCTTCATAGTCTGAAATACCACAAATAAAGACGCCTCTAGTCCCATCACCACAAGCAGAAGGTGCTTTTTGGTCACTGTTTGCCATAGAGCCAAAGTTAGTAGCGTTGCCTGTTGTTGCGCAAGTTATATAATCATACTGCTCTGTCCAACTACCTGCACCACTCATTACGATTCTAGCTAAGTTGCTAACCCCTGCGGAAAGACCTGACCCTGAGTTAGTCATATTTCCAAAATCGGTTGCGTTACCTGCGTTTTGAATATCAAAGTATTCTATGACATTTGTATTATCACCACCAAAAGCAAAACCCCTCGTGCCGCCATTAAGTATTGCACTAGAAACGCCTATCGTTTCTTGCCACTCACCTCCAACATAAAGAAATATCTTTTCGTTTGCTGTATCCCACCAGATTGAGCCGTTTTTCGGAGAGCTAGGCTCACTAGAACTTGCGGTATACTCATTAAGATTTAGCGTAGAAAGTGCCGCGCCATTTACAGTTACACCAGTACTAAAATTAGGTTTGCCAGTACCTGCTAAATCTACGACTGTATCAACTTTTATTTCTGTCATTATATTACCGCGTATCGCGCCCCACTGCTAATTGTTAAAGTTACACCGCTTGCAATGCTTACTGGTCCGACGGAAAATCCATTGTCAGTCGCTGCTATAGTAGTATTAGAGCTAATCGTTTGAGAGTGTGTATTAACAGGATCAAGACCAGAGCTACCTGCATTGTCAGCAGCCCAACTTAAATTTCCTGACCCATCCGTTTTCAACACATAATTTGCAGTGCCGTCAGACGTAGGCCAAGATAAACCATCTAGTACAATCTTACCTGATCCGTTTGGTGTAATCGCAATGTTTCCGTTAGATGCGGAGACGATAGCGTTTCCATTTACATCAAGCGATCCTCCTAATTGCGGAGTCGAGTCAGCCAAAACACTCGCAATACCGCCTGATCCAGATTGATCATCTGCCCAAGCATAATCGCTACCATTCCAACTTAATATTTGCCCTGAGCTTGCACCGCTTACATTTAGGTGAGTATTTACATCAGCGTCTGTATAACTTGCATTATCCACCCACGCATAATCTGATCCGTTCCACGAAAGAACATATCCGCTAGTAGGGTTAGATTGGTTTAGGTGAGTATTAACATCAGCGTCTGTATAACCAGCATTATCTACCCAAGCATAGTCTGATCCGTTCCACGAAAGAACATATCCACTTGTAGGGTTAGATTGATTTAGGTGACTGTCAACATCACTGTCACCATATGCGCTTACTGGTGCTGTCTCTGCACCAGCGCCCATACCGCTGTGATTGCCGCAATAATAATATAGTTGATCTGGCGCGTCTTGTTGAAACTGTACCTCTACATATGCCCCTGCGCTACCTGCTGTTCCTGATGTTGTTACACCAGTTGTATACGCTGACCCACCGCCATGAGTACCATCGGAAGTTGTGCTAAACCTCAATGGGTGATTACTCATTGAACTATCGCTTACATCAAATCTATATTTGACGCCTTTAGGAATAAACATATCCTGTTGTGCTGTTCCATCAATATGGTACTTATTACTTCCTCCAACGGACGCAACTGTAACAATAACTGCAATTCCCTTTAGACTACCATCCGTTTGAACATCTTTTGCGAAAGTTGCTAAATTTCTGTTTATACTCATATCAGATCCTTAAATTGCATACTGTTGAACTTGCACAATATCGCCAGTGCTAGCGCCAGAAACTAAGGTAACTGTGCTTGACGAAATTGAATAATCGGTAGTCGGTAAAAGCAAAATGCCGTTCATGTAGACCGCACTTTTTGCGGTATTATAACTGCCAGAAAATGCAGTTTGTCCTGACGTTGCAGTGAACTCAGTTGTAGAATAATTTGCAGAAGCACCGCCATACTCTACAACCTCTACAATATCGCCAGCACTAGCCCCAGCGCCTAAAACTACAGCCGTTCCTGAGCTTGCTGTAAATGACGAGCTATCTAATTTAGCTCCGTTCATAAACACGAGAATGTTACCAACTGTGTAATTAACGCTAAAAGACGTTTGATTAGCTGTCGCTGTAAACGCTGTAAAATTGTGAGCAGCACCTGATAGTGTTAGGTCAGCAGCAGACGGACTGATAAACAGATATGCAGAGCCGCTAAGATTAAGAAGCGAACCAGTAGAGCTACTGCTTAGAGTCCTAGAAAGTGTCGTGCCGCTGTGGGTGTAAGTGCCAACGCCAATTTCCCAAGCTGTACCATCTTCAATAACATAGCGCACTTCATCACCGTTTGAAATGCCACCATCTGCAAACGTCTGATAACCAGAACGAGCAGACCCTAAAGTTATCGTACCCGTTCCAGTTGTGCCAGTGCTTACAGAGACTCTATCAGCAAATTTTACCATTTACTTTTCCGTTTCTTTTTTCTCGTCTTTACCCTCATCGCTCTTCAAATCTGTCGTGTAGCCTTTGTCAGAGATTTTCTTTGCGACTTCATCAGAAACAAACTCAAAGTGATGGACTGTTTTTGTAGTCATAACCATTAGCTAATTCCTTATGATGGATCTGGAATACCCGTAGCAAATGAAGCGCCTGTAAATGAGTTTCCGTTAGTGACAGACTGAGAAGCTGATAAGCTGCCAGTGACAAGCAATCTGCTATTATTTGTATCGCTGATGGAATAGTGTGTAGCAGTGCCAGTGCCTGTAATACTTCCATCTGTGATTGCCGCAAAAACAACCTCACGGCCACCGCCAGATCTGTCAGAAGGTGCAGCGCCAGAAAGTGATGTAGAGTTCCCTAGTGTGTAAGTAGAAGTAGCTTCAGCATATGTAGTCGGTTCTTGACTACACACGTCTATTCTATTTGCTTCTGTGTCTAGGGTTGTGAGACCAGAGTCTAGCACTCTGTCATTTAATGTAGCCATTTTTAAGATCTCCTTATTTGGTTGGCATTATGGCAAGGTAGGCCATACGGGGTTGAGAGGATCAAAGCCGTCAGCTTGCGGCATATCCCTCAAAATCTGTCTTAGTGTGAGATAATTTTGTTTGTCAGTTTCAGATAACGGACTGTCTAAAGTTTGCGTCCAATCGGTTGCTGCTAAACGTTTGTTACGCTCTTCTCTAAATTCTTCTAAAGCTTGTTCGTTTGCTTGCGTAGACGTTTGAGGTACTGATACCCCGTCTACAACATAAGCATAATCTACGCCCTCATGATCTTCTGGCGCTTGCAAAATTGCATGAGTATCACCGTTTTCATCTGCCAGTTGTTGCGCTTCAGCTTCTGTAGAAAGCTTACAATTTATAAACCCGTCAGCAACTGTGTATACAAAATAGCTCATGACGTTATCGCTATGCACATGAGATTTCCAATAAAGGTGGCTCTTGTTGTAGATGAAAAAGTAAGGCTTACGCTTTGTGACGTTCCTGATGATGCAATAGGTATAAAACCAGTACAATTATACACGTTATTAGAGAGTAACTGAGTACGACCCATAACTTGAATAGTTGTACCTCCTGACACTATATTTACAAAAGCTGCTTTTGAACTTGTTGTTGATCTTTTAACGCCACCAGTAAAACCAATTAAAACCTTTGATCCTGAGCGTAATCCAGAAAAAGTGGCTGACCCTGCTGTGCCAGATAAATTAGAATTTTGACCACCCCCAGTAGAATAATTTACTGCTGATGTTTGTACTGAAGCAATACCTGACCCAATAAAAACATCCGCAGTTATTGTGCCACCTGTAATTTGGTTCGCACTAATATTAATTGCAGCTAGATAACTGGTTGCGATTGAATACGCTTGAATAGATATTAAATTCCAACCGTTGTTTAACCAATAATAGTATGATTGAGTAGGTGTGTAATACCAAAGGTCATAGTCGTTAGGTGTACCAGCTGGGCCGGATGATCCAACATGCACACTATTTTTTGAGTTTAGTGCTGTAGTAGTTGCAAATCCTGACGTACCACTTGCGACAGCACTTGAAACTTGTGAGGCTGTTTGAAACCCCTCATCATTGTTTAAGTCACTTGTATTAGTAGGAATAGTTGGTGTGTTACTTAAATTGCTAAAACTTCCTGTTGTTGCAACTGTAGCTAAACCTGCAACATCACCAGCTGCTATATTACTTTGTGTTGCAAGTGAACCTAAACCAGAAACATCTGAAGCGGCTACTGAGTTCTGTGTCGCTAGTGACCCTAAATCAGTAATTTTATTAGCTGTTAAATCAGGTATACGACCAACTGCTAACGTACCGCGAATAGCAGCCGCTTGAAACTCCGCTGTTCCATCATTCTTAATTTGCCAACCTTGATTACCTGTTTGAAAGTTAGAACTTTCGATAGTGTCTGTAATTTGAAAAGCACCATTAGCTGTGCCGTATTTTATAGAAGTAACAGTACCGCTAACATTTGCTTCAACAGTATATGGAACAGTCCATTCTTTTTCTACAAAACTTGTATTGCTTACAGTAGTTTGGCTGTGTGACCATCCAGTAGGAGGTGTACTAAATGATGCACTTGTAACACTAAAAGTACCAGTGTCGTTTGTTGGTGCGCTAGGTGCAGTTGCTTGTAGTGTTGTATAATATAAAATCCCAGAATAAACGCTTGTATCTGTATCAACACCACTAGAAGTTGCATCAGTAGTTGCGTTCTCAGAACTACTAGCTGCACTTTCATTTCCAGAAAAATCAACCGCTGTAACCCAATAATAATATTGTGTGCTTACTGCTAGTGCAGCATCTACAAATTTGTCAGACCCACTAAAAGCAATTGGATTAGCTGGCTGTGAATCAGTTGTGGCTCTATAAATATTATAGCCTTTTAAATCATACAGTGTTCCTCCACCGACTTGTGTTGTCGGAGCAGTCCAATCTAAAGTAATTTGTTTCTGTCCACCAGTAGCACTGAACCCAGAAACACCGCTAGGAGCAGTTGTATCACCGCCTACAGTATACGCTGACGCTGCTACCCAAGAACCTACATTACCTTTAACACCTACGCCTCTCACTCTAACATTGTACTGAGCGCCACTTTCTAAGGGACTTATATTAGCAGCTGTGTCAGACGCTGGTATTTCTGTCCTAAAGTAATTACTGTCTGTAGTTTTTTTCCATTCAATTTCATAGTGATTTAAAAATTTACTTGCTGCTGCTGTCCAGCTAACTCGCGCTTGTGTTACAAAAGTTCCGTCTAATTGCACTGCACCAATGTCGGTCACTGAAACACTACTTGGGCTTAGACCTGCTCTAATATCTGTAAGTGTAGAATTGTTACTTAGTATCTCGCTTTCTTCAGCTGACCAACTAAAAGCAGCTGAAGATGTTTCTCGAAGTGTTAAGCTTACACTAAGTTCACCGCTGGAACTACTATTAGAAAACTTCCAGCCAACTACCTCAAATTCTTTTGCAGACCAACCATATCGGCTAGTTGTTATTCCTACTAT